CCAAAGTTATCAGCCAACATACCTGCAAACTCAATGCCAAACGCCTTACGTCCTGCCTCAGTCCAAGCCTCAAGCCCAGATAGTCTTAACACTGCCTCAGCAGTTTTAGCACTAGCACCAGTACCATAGGTGTCAGAGAATCTATTTGCAGAGTGTGCGCGACCATACCAAGAATCTAAGGCCAAACCCATTCGAGCCAACAGTACCTTGTCTTCCTCACTAGCTGTAAGCATAGCCATATGACGCTTAAACACCTTGGTCATAGGTATGTTGTTGTAGTTGGCCGTTAATGAAGCTGTAGCAATATCGGTAAATGATGACAGTGTTGCGCCACCCAGCTTAGAGGCTACCTGCAAGTTACGAACAAACTGCATACCATCAGCTAGATTGACCATCTGACCGCCATTAATCTCACCACTAACAGTCTTGTAAACAGCATCAAGCATACTAAGAGATGCCTCACCTATGGGCTTACCTCTTTCGACCTGAGTTTTCTTGGCCTGAAACTTTAGCGCGTCATACATTACACGAGGGTTTGTCCCCAGTGTTTCAACCATTGCTATGTCGGTAGCTCGCCCCTGAATGTGGTCACTCAACGTAGTCAACACATCACCTTTGCCAAACTTATTCTGGTAGGCAATCCAGCTATCAGCGTCCTTAAAGAAAAGAAACCTTTGCTCTGATCCTTTGCGTGACAGCTTTGACCCTAACCCACGAGGCACAGTCAAGCCCTTGGCTTTATTCATGCCGCCAGTAGCTATGGTCTGGTACACATAGTCCAAGGCTTCATCAACTTGAGCGTCAGTGAGTGGTTTGCCATTGTCATCCAGCATCTTAGGTCTATCTAGCTTGTTAGATATAAATGCTTTCCATTCTTCAGGGCCAGCATTCTTAATCAATCGCATATCGTGATTTTGTGGAAACAGCCAGTTCTCATTCTTGGAAATACTGCCGCCTTTACTATTGAAGTCAACGCGCAAGTCCTCAGCTAACTCCATCCAATCCTTTGCTATCTTTTGTATCTTTGGATCGCTAACAGTCTCGCCATATACGGCCTTTATAAACATATTTAGGCTTTCTTCGTCCTGCGATAGACCCAACATACGAGTCCTAAAAGTAGACAGGCCATCCGCAAACTTAGCCATGTACTGCTTTGTGTACGCAGAGCTTAACAGGTCAATGTTCATGTACCCTGCCTTGCCGGTGAGGTCACGACCAAGCAACGAAATTAGTCCAACACCTGCACCTTCTGGGTGGTTGTTAATCTTTTCTAAAGCAACAGAAATACGCACAGCATCAACAGCCTTTTCGCGCTTTTCACGACTAACAGTTTCAACCATATTTTTTAATGCAACTTCTGGGTCGTCAGCCTGCCTTAGCTGATCTGCCACATTCTTTGTAATCTTCTTGTCTTTGATTGCCTGCTCAATACAGAACTTAAAACTAGCCAATTGCACACCTCATTACAGAATCTAATCCATCAAGCTCATCATCAAGCTCTTTAATAACTGCTGAGGCATCTACTAGCTTGCCATCAACAATAGCCATCTTTGTCTCAAGTTGATTATACAATGCCATGTCTGTGTCATAAACGTCACCTAAGCCGTTCTCATCCAATTCCTGACGCTGCATAGGAGTTGTACTAGCCTTTGGGTCTTTCGCTCTCTGAGGGCCAACAAAGTCATCGTAGCGCAGAGTTGGGGCATCCATACGTGCTCTAAACTCTTCGTTAGCTCTAAGCATAGCAACATCAAGCTCAATGTTTTCTTTTGCAAGATCGTCAAATACTTTTTTAATTTCAGCATCATTTGCAGTATCAGTGATCCTGTTCATCACTGCCATTATGTCATCAACTTTCTTTGTATCTCCCGAAGCATTAGCTTTTTTTGCTTCAGCAGAAAGATCATCAATAGCCTTTTTCTTGGCTTCATTGAGGCTGTTGATTACTTTTGTCTGGTATCTGGCATAACTTTGCAGCGATAGCTCTGTCGCCCTAAAGCCTTTCTGTAATCTCATGTTTTCCGCCATGCGTGACAGCAGGAACACAGATTGAGTCTCAGGGGTGCTAGGCGTGTTTATGTAGTCGTCTAACTGCTTTTGTAGCTCAGGCGGTAACTTACCTTCATCAAGACGTATAATGGCCTTGTTGTACTCTCTGGTGGCTTGAGAGTCATCCAGTAGCTTTTGGGTTCTTGTTATGTTTTCTTCAAGCCTTTTAACTTCTGCTCTCTGAACCGTCTGCTTTGCTACACGAGCTGGCTCATCCTTCAGTGCTTTAATTTTGGTTGGTGGCTTCTTAGCTTTTTCTAAGTCAAACTTAAAACTTCTTAGCTCACCTCTAAGTTTCTTCTCTTCACCGCGAGTTAGCTTCTGACCAGCAGGGCCAATCAACTTTGCCTTTGCCTCAACGACCAACTCTTCTTTAAACTTAGCAATGTTCTCTAAGGTCTGTGCGCCAGCAGGTTTGCCATTAATCATGGCAGGCTTGTATGTTAGTGGAGCCTGTGGGAATACAGGTCTAAACACAGGAGCAGTAGCTTCTGCCGTCTTAGCCAAATATCCTGATATGCCACCAGCCGCACCACCTAGTACACCAGCACCAATAGCAGTAAACGCGATAGCTTGAATAGCATCACCAACTTCATAGGGAGAGCCGATGTCGTGCTTGTGCTTATACACGAAGGGCTGAATAGCTGCCTCACTAGCAATGGCAACAGCAGACGCATTACGCGCTCCAATCAATGCCCTAGACAGCACACTCATACCCTTAACAGCAGTGCCAACACCACCAAAGGGAAGTGTCGCTATGTTAATAGGGTCAGTCATGTAGCCGCTAGTCATGCCCAAGAACTGAGCAAACCCATTGCCGCGAGCCATTACATCTTGGCTTTCATTTCTGCGCTTTGCTAATAGCTCATTACGCTCTTCAAATATCTGCAAGTCAGACTTAACCAGACCTGTCATTTCTGATAGGTGGTCATAGTTTACAGCGCCAGTGTCATCTATGTATGGCGTTACATCAAAGCCCTCTTCCTTGAGTTGACGCATCTTGTCACGACGAATAGCATAACCTTCGTTATTCATTTGGCTAGATACGGATAAGCCCTCGTCACGAGTAAACCTAAAGGCTGCGCCCATAGTTTCGCCAAACGTGGGATCAGGACTGTAATCCATAACCCCCGTCTGGTTCATTAGGTTCCGATAATCTTTATTTGACAATAAAGGCATTTATATTTTCCTTATGGACGAACATCAGAAATAGGAACACCTGCACCTGAAATTCCAGATCGCGCATATGTATTAATCAAAGCATTTCTCTTGGCTTGCATTTTGGCAATATCGGACTGCTTAATAGTAAACTCAAAAGGTGTTTTGCCATCTGGCCCAGGAATAGCAAACCCTGTATCTGTGTCTAAAATAACGTACTTCCCCTCACCAGGAACTGCTTTAATAATTCCATTGTGAACAGCCTCAAGAGTCTTGTTTATAGTTTCAGCTTCTCTTGTAACAAAAGGAAACACAAGGCTACCTCCAATTACATCTTCTTCTGCAACTGTAGATTCTAGCCCTGCCTCCGATAAATCTTTAGCAGTCATGTCATCAAAGTACATCTCAAGATCGTTGGCCTCAACACCCTCTGGTAGTTGCGTAAGAACACCACGAACCTTCCTAATACCACCAGTAACAGCCTGTATAGCATCCTTGAAAGTGCCTCGATCATAAACTTCTGATCCAAGTTCTACCGTTCCATAGTAATAATCCAATGCAGCTTGCATAGTGCTATCAATATCTTCTGGGCCATACACATTACCAACAGCCTCAATAAAGTCGGTTCTATAGTCCTCTGCTTTCAAAGGTTTAATTAGAGGCGGTTTTGTAGCCATTCTGTCCTGCCCATTAAAGGCAACATTCATAACATCCTTGTTCCCCAGAGCTGACAACTGAGCGTAGCTACCAGCACCCTTACTAGCAATCTGACCCCAAATTCCAGGAGCAGTTTTAAAAACGTCTGCTAGTGCAATCTTCTGGGCGCGATCTAAGTTAGGTAGCGCGTTAGTAAGTGTTCTTGCTTCAGGTGCAGACAGTGGGGATATTGCGTACCCATACTGCTCTGTTAATACTGCTGACTGCTCAATGCGTCTCTTAAAGTTTTCTTGGTTAGCAAGATATTCATTCTCAGGTGTCTCTGGGTCGTCCTGCAACAACAAAGGATCAAACTCTACTTCTTCAACAATGCCCTGCCTAACAGCAAATCCATAAGCATCTAACTGTACAGCTTGGTTAATGCGAGTTTCCTGTACGTTCATTGCCTCAAGCATTTGAATGCCATCTAAACCTAGAGCCTCTGCTCCAGCTCTTAGCTCTGCCCTTTCTTCTGCGGTAGCCAGTGAGTATTGTGCAATCTCTTGCGCCTGCTTTACAGCATCCTCATACTTAGTGCCTTCCACGCCAGCCATAACAGTAGCAGTTTCTTCTTCGCTAACCACAAACCCCGCACTTACAGAGGCCACATAGTTAGTAGCATCTTCCTCGGCCTTTTTAGTGGCAGCAGCGGCAGCAGATTGTATGCGAGACTTTGTACGCCCCAAGTCTGTTTGAGTGTTTTGTATAAAGGCATCCCACTCAGCAGGATCGTAACCCTTTGGAACTTTACCCTGTAGCTCATCTAACTTAGCGTAAGCAGCAGATATACCCTGCTCTGGGTCGTCAGCAATTGCATCTAACTCGCCACTTATCTTGTTCTCGTAGAGGCCGTTCTTAACTTTTCTTTTTTCGTCTTGCACCTGCGCTTTAAACTTTGGGCTAATATCTGCAAGTGAGTCTTGATCATCAGAAATATTTTCAAGTATAACAGCAGCTTCATCAGCTCTACCTTCTCGTGCAAGTCTGTTGGCCTCTCTAATTTTACTGCTTATGTTGTTACCTAAAGTAACAATGTTCTCATTGGTCTGCTTTACTTCAAATGCGGATTGAATCTTTTGACCTGTTGCAAGCGCAGTTCTGGTTAATTTGTCATTTATGTCAGCAGCTAAAACTGGATCAGTAATAGCAGACACAGTGCCTTTTATATAATTTTCAGCGGCAGAACCAAAGCCTACAGGATCATCTTTAAATTGCTCGGAAAACCCAGCCATTGTTTGTGCAGACTCTGTGCTAAGTTCAGACCTGTAAATCTTTTCAGCATTTCTTGTTAGCTCGGCAGTCTTTTGTTCGGCAGCGGCTTGAAACTGAGAAGCACCAAACTTGGCAGCACTTATTTGCTTTACTTCAGCACCAGTCTCAAATGCCTCTTCTGCGGCCTGTGCGCCTTCCTCAGCCCTTTTAGCCTCAATTATGGGCTTACCTATAGCTAAGGTAGATTCCATCATCTGTTGGCCTAAACCAGCCAATGCTCGCATTTTATCGCCAGCAGTTCTGTCTACACCAGTTGGAGTAAAACCACCGTATACGTCAATTCTTTGTTGTCTAGGTTGTCTAGCCATTATAGTTCCAGTCAGATGAGTAAGTTCCAGTTGCTTCAGTGGTTCCACCACCACCACCAGATGCGCCATAAATCTGAGTTGCGCCTGACAGCAGTGTACCAGCAGCGCCAATCTTAGCAGCAGATGCAGTAGTGGCGGCTTGTCGTCTTAACTGGGCTTGAGCAAGTCGATCAGATAGCTTTGTCATGCCTTCACTTAGGCCAACATTCTTAGCACTCTGTAGGGCGATACTAGCAGGTGTGCCTTCGGCTGTAATACCTGACATACCCATACCCACAGCATTGGCTGCAAGCGCCTTATTTAGCTTCTGCTGACGTTCTAGCTCACGACTCTCAGCGGCTACACGCTCTTGTTCGGCCTGAGTTTTAAGTGCGGCCTCCTGATCTTTACCAGCTTCAAGCTGACCATAAATCTGGGTGGCTGTACTGACTGCTATTAAGCTGCCTATAATTGCAAATGTCATTTAAATAACCTCTTGCTCTACTAGAGCTGCTTCTATTTCATCAATATCTGTTAAGTGTGTAGGATGATATGTAATCCAAGTACACCCTGTCGTGCTATAAATAACACGCTTAGTTCCTGGCACTGTCTCACCCAAGTACGGAGCTGTAATCTTTTCTCTTTCGTGAACACTGGATACTTCACACTCCCCAGATACCACGCTAAACAGGTGCTTACTTTTATGCAAAGCTCCTACAACAATACTTCCTGCTGGCATTACCATCTCTCTTGCATACATTCCGTCAGAGAAGTGGTGTCTTGTTACTACATCTGCCTTTGGAAATTCCTTCATTATCTCTTGTAACTGGTAAATACTATCTTGCGTTACAACATCATTCACGAAGACTCAACCTCATACTGAATAGCTTGTAGATGGAATGGCGTAGCATCAGGTACTGTGATCTCTGGGACTACTTCTGTATCCCAACCATTACCACCATTTTGATCTTCTATAATACCAGTTCTAGGAACAAAGGGCGTATTAAATGGAGCATCTTGGGTTTCACCTATTTGTCTAATAGGCACCAACAAGCCATCAATATAGATGCCAGCACTCTTATGCACACGCAAGTTAATGTTAGTAATCTTCTTGCGCTTCATGGTGTTCTGTCCACCACGAGTACCAGGATTTGTATTTAAAGGCATACCCTTAACTTTTACAGGGAAGTTTAAACCAATCTCTAAGTCTCTAGTAGTGAACCCATCAAGTTCTTCGGCAGTAATTGTTACACCGTAATTAGGGCTGCTGAATGTCACAACTCTGTTAGGAAGTACGTCACCGTCTGCAAGCACTCCAACAGTAAATCCAGATAATGACGAGCCTTGTGCAATAGGAACAAACACATCTGCATTTGGACTTGCTGCTGTAACAGTAACTTTGTAGCTAGAGTCTAAAAGGTAATCAAAGCTCCATCTCTCAACAGATCGGTCAACACCTCCAGTTGAAGAAGTTCTTTTGATGATAACGTAAAGGTCATCACCAACAGCCGAGCATGATTCTAACTCGTTATTCCTAGTAGTATCAGACTCTTTATATGGAGTCCATCTAGTGAATCCGTTAATGTCTTGGTTACGCATGGTGTTAAGCACAGCAGCCGTGCCATCTTCGTTAATAATAAATACCCAATTAGCATCTTCTGTTGTGGTGCCTGACAGGATAGCCATATCCTTGGGATTGTTAATTAACTGCGAAGACAATACAGATATGTCATTGGATGTGTAAGCATCTTCGTTAAAGCTAAATACATACTGCCTAAGCGTATTACCATTCTTATCAACAAATAAGGTTGCACCATCAATAGACTTGGCCTCTAGGTTAAAAGAGCCATGTTGCGTCTGTGACACCACTTCAACAGTAGAGGGTGTAACACCCTTGACTAAGAACTCAGAGCCAGCACAGAAGACCTGAAGCCCTCTGTCAGGGTTTATGTCTACAATGTCAGTAAGGCCGCGAGAGTCAATAGTTATAAAGATACCCTCATCATCCTCACCCCTTTCCGAAAAGAAGTTAAAGAACTCACCTGCTCTACTGGCAAACAAGCTCTGAGGCTTAGACTTTGTACCGCCCAACCACAAGCGACCATCAGAGAATACACCCATCTTAGGGAATCCTCTGGTTACAGACCATACAGGTTCGGCTCTAGTAGTTCCTGCAACGTCCTGAGTAAAAGAAATTACCGCAGAAGAGCTAGCATTAGCACTGGTTGGGAACCCTGCAAGAAGCTCAAGCGGCTGTGCAGAACCCTCCGCAAATGTAATCACATAAACATCTTGAGTTCCAGAAGAGCTATGAGCTACAACAGTAATTCCAGTAGAGGGAAAGTTAGGCATTTCTTGTAAGTTTTTCTGCAAGTTAAATGCAGTCGAATTACTAGCCACTCCATTGTAGGTAATGTTTTTACTTAACACGCCTTCAACATCTATCTGATACTGATTACCTACCACGAAGTGATCAAAAGTAATAGTCTGTTCTGCCGGAATTGGAATTGGGCTTGAGCTGTCATTGTAGTCATACTTAGGCACATCAACAAAAGGAATCTCATCTGCAACAAAAGAGTTAGATGGATCGGTAGCATAAGTGCTTTCATTAAATATAATTCGTCTAGGCTTTTGATCTTCATGGAACATAAGCATGACGTTTTCTGTCTGAGCATCTCGTACAGAAGGTATCTGGGCAGAAGTATAAGGCACAGGAATATCAGCAACATACACAGTATCAGCACTGCCAGCATGAGGAGTTCTGTAAAACCTTAAATTGTTTTCTGTCATTACAGCTAAAAAGTTAAAGTCAGGGCCGTATTCCCAATCAAAAGTTTTAAGCTCACTGGTTGGAGTGTAGCCTGTAGGTTCGGCAGAGAAGTTCCACTCACCCATACGAACACGCCAGTTTACGCTTTCTGCGGCATTAAGGTCTACTTTAATTCGCCATTCTGTTTTACCTGAAACAGCAATAGAGCTTAAATCAAACTTTTCGCTCACTAAGCCGCCAAACTCACTAGTAATGGTAATTTGCTTAAAGAATTGCCAAACACCACTAACTTTGCGCTGGATAGTTAAATTAGCTGTCTGTATGTATGCACCGCCAGTACCATTACGAATAAGGTGGGCATTTTCTATAGTAAGAAAGTCTGCATCATAGCTTCCACCAAGATTGTATGTAGCAACTGTGTAACCAGTAGGAGTTCCTGCATTGGCATCTGTAGTAGCATATGTGCTTGCATTGCCATCGTTAAGCAAAGCAGCAGTACCGCCATTAGGCATAAGAGGATTAACAGCAGTTTGACGAGTGTTACCTCTAAGAGCAACGTCTATGAACTGTGTGCCAGGTCTACGCTTAACACCACCTTGGGGAACAATAACAACGCCCTCGGCTTGCTGTGCGCCCTGATAGTATTGTTCAAGATCGGTACGGCCTTTAAGTAATGGTGACAACTCACCACTGGCAAAGCTGGTTTGCTGAAATTGTGACTTAGGCATTAGTACCTCACGTTAATAAATGGGCGATCCTGAATAGGTGTTTGCGGGTGCTGCTGCGAGTCAGTGAAGCGAGCCATACGACTAGAATTAAGATACTGGTTGGCTAGCAACTGCATAGAGGCCGCACTGTCACGAATAGAGGGAGCAAAGTCCATAGCTAAGGCATACTCAATCATCTTGGCAAAGTATGCAGGCCATTCATTTTCAGCAACATTACGAATGTAATCTGCATAGAAATTTGTAGGCGTGTATTGACCGCTATCATTTATAGCTGAATCAAAATTACAATAAACCATCTGAGAGCGCGTTGTATCAGGAGAATCTTCTTCAGCGTAAATCTGATATGGCACTGATGGACTTACTGTTATTAGACTCAAACAATCTTCTGGAACAAAGTACGCAGCCTGCCATTGAAAGCTAGGCACAAACGGAACTGCTGGATTAGTATTTGGAATTACAGATCGTAACATTTCAGTTTGGGTTCTTGCAAAACCCCAGCGAAACTTAGATAGCTCGCTCTGAACAATATTGTCGTATAAACTTGTAGCTACAACCTGAGCGCGAGTGCCGCTATTCAAAGATGTTAATGGCACATCGCCAATAAGAATGAGAGCATTATTAATTAACGATAGCTTAGTTGCCATAAAAAACCTTTAGATGTAAAGAAAGGGGCCACCGGAGCAGCCCCATTCAGTTTTACTACTTATGCGTGTGGTACTGTAGTACCGGCAGCTACTGCAACAACACCTGCTGTAATAGACTTAACATAAGTGATGTGGAGATGTGCAGTTCCTGATTCCTTGGCAACAAAGATAGCATCGCCTTTCAAGAAAACATCCGCAGCTTCATCAAAGTAGCTAGCCACTTGTGTGTCAGCGATAGAGTCCCCAGATGTGTACATCCAAAGAGTACCGCCAACGCCTGATCCGCCAATGCGGGATAAACCTG